GCCATTGTAGTAAATGTATTGTGCATTGCCGCTATTCATATTAGCGGACGTAGTAGACGTCGCAGCATTTGCGCCCGTGATGTAGAAAGTGTTGGTCGTAGGCGCAGGCGAAGAAAGGACCGTGTAATTGCCAGAAAAGACAATCCCGCCAACCGTCGTAGATACAAGAACGGGGAATGTGTCTCCTGCAAGAAACCCATGATTGTTCAAAGTGACTTGAACGGATGCGCTGCCGGACGTCACAGAAAATGATGGCACTGCGCCGCCAGATGCAACTGTGGAAGTGGCATATTTAAGATTACCAAAAACATCAATAGCATTGATTTGAAACTGATTTGCAGAGACAGCAATAGCTGGATATTTACCAAATAAGATTAACCCACCAACAGAAATCTGTGTTCGAATATCAACAACATCGTAAGCATCAAGAGAACTTCCATTCGCCGTGATAGTGACAGTTGAGCTGCCAGAGGTTGTCGAAACATTGACCGCTTTATTATCCGTTGTCGTCTGCGGCGTAATGATGCTCTGGGCATTGTTATAGATAACGCTCAGAGATGATTCTGCACCAACGCCAAGCCAAGAACGCCCGCTCGTATCTTCCCACGCCCACAAGGCGCGAATGATGGAGCCGACGCTGTTGCTAAAGAATTTTTGCCAGCCTCCCAACTTTTGTGGGAGCCCGATGCCTTGGCGATCAGGAACAAAACGGATCAGATTTGATTCCGACAACGCGGCTTCATTGAGCGCCAATGTGCGGTTCTGATCGACGCCGGGAACAAGTTTCAAAGCCGCGTGAGGCATTTTTTATTACCTCGTAGGCGTTGCGACGGGGGTGGGAGATTGAGAAGACCAACCCGACGCTTCAAACTTTTTACGGGCCTCTTCAACCATCGCGCCTTTTAGCAGTGCCTGATATTGGCTTTCGTAAGTCACGGCCATTTGAGGGTCATCATTTGCCCTGCCAAAATTCCGTTGATACGCTGAAATATAAATCATTGAAGCCATGATGAAGAGATCTGGTAAGTATTGGCTGATGAAAGTTGTGGTATTTGTTCCCGAGAGACTATTGGGACGGTAGGTGCCAACAACCTCAACAGGATAGGCTTGATCCGGTACCGGACCAACAAAGAACAATGTCTCATTGAATGGGACAAAATATTTTGGTTTGCCAAGATTTGCGCTCAAAGATGATCCATAAACTGCGTCAAGGAACTCTTTCGTCGTAGGAACGAGCGGAACGCGGAGACAAGCGTCAGGATTTGTCGTCGCGGAGGCGTTGCCATTTGCGTCAGTTAACAGATTGATCTGCTCGCTTACGACAAAAGTGCCGGACTGCGCGTCAGTATTTAGAGATAGATTTATGTCGAATGACAAGTTTCTGTTGCCCGGCGTCAGGACAAAGCTGACGCCGTGTAGAGACGTCGAAGTAAACATGAAATCAATGTCACGATACATCCGATTTTCGGCGTATGTGATCATCTGCGGTAGGATTTTCAAAAATTCCGCATTGGTCTCCTCGACGACGGCCATCGTCGCGATCTGAGTAATGTAGCTGGTCGTGCCAGCGACTGTTCCAGCGTATGAGAGGCCCGTCGTCATTTCCGCGCTCCTGAACGCCTATTTTAGCAGTTATCGCGCCGAAAACCTACTGGCAGATGGCGCGAATGGCGTCTCTCGTCTTCCCGTAGTCAGTGACGAGCTGCTGGACGTTTGGACCAGCCGCCGCGAACTCTTTTGCCGCCTGAGCCTGAAACGCCTTGGAATAGGTTACTAGCGGCACGCAGCCGCTAGAAGTCGCCGCGTTGCAGCCTGCCAGCAGTGTCGCCGGGAGGGCGATTTTCAGCCATAACAGTGCCAGCCGCTTTGGCATCCTTTGCCTCCTTTTCGGCCTTCTCGCGCAAGGCGCGGGCCTCCCCCGTAGCCTCGGCCATCTTCGCGATGGCCCAGATCATGAAGCCGCAAAGAAGAATTAAAGAGCCCCAGACAAGGATCTCAATCATTTTGCAGGGCGATTCGTATAGGCGGACCATCCCGCGATAACAGCTGCCGAGACAGCAGCCGTGAGATCGGCGACAGCGCCAGAAGCAATGAGCCCTTTGCCTGCCGCGTATCCAAGAGCGACGGAAAGAACAGCGCGGACAATGCCGCCAACTTGATCAGAAGTCATTTCTACCTCCTACTTCCTGCCAAACGCGGCGCTCTTCACCCGCGCCATTGGATACGCAGGGCCGGGGTCCACTTTCCGACCGGGCGCAATGTCGTCATGCCCGACAACATTGTTTTCCTTAATACCATACTGAGCGACAATTGCCGCCATAATCTCGATGCTGGCTTGCACCTGCGCAGCAGGGTAATCGTCCCAGCCCAAGACTACCTTTGGATTGTTCTTGTGCGCCGCAACAACGACCTCAGAAGGCTGGAAAGTCTTTTTTGCCAGTTCTGCGCGGTAGGTGCCGTCCGCCATCTTCTTGAGCGGCCCGCAGTTCGCCATTTCAATACCAATCGAGTTTGAGTTGATGGCGGTGACCTTGCCCCAACTTGACTTGCCGGCGTGCCAACATACCCGGTTGAACGGCGCAAGTTGGGTGACATTGCCCTTCTGATCGAGGACCAGATGGGCTGAGACTCTGGATTGCGAATCGCAGAGCCAGTTTACGGACCCAGCGGCGTTGTCCGCGCCAGTGAAATGCATGACAAGGATGGAAGGATTTATCGCACCGCCCTTGTTCGGGGTTGCGCGTTGCTCGACAGGTTTTCCGTCTTTGTGCAGAATGTGATTTACGACCGTGTATGCCAAGAGAATTTCTCCTTATATCTCCATATACTCAAGCCAAGAACCAGTTTCGAAGATCGTGCTTCCAGACGCCGAAAATTGGGCCACTCTCAAGGCCAACGTCCCATTTGTCGCGCAATCGAAATATCCCCAAACAGGGAATACATAATTCCCGGAGCCGCCGCCATTCGACACGAATGTTGTGTCATAAGCAACTTGCGCTGTTGATGATGATGAGACCCGCACCTCACCTGTCGAGAGCGCCGGCCCGTTGATTGCCATTTTGAAACCGCCAGCGCCAGCATTAACGACCACTGCCCCTCGAAACGAGTATTTTTTTCCTGCTGTGACCCCGAATTGCAGGGTGTCATCATTAACATATGTCGTCGATGAAGAGACTGTCTGGTCGGAGGTCCGCTTTATAAGGGTCCAGCTGCTCGTCGCTGCAATGGTGATTGAGCCCCCGCCATTCGTGATTGTGATGCCGCTGCCGGCTGTCAATGTCGCTTTCGCCAGCGTATTGCCGGATGAATTGCCAATTAGCAGTTGTCCGTCTGTATAAGACGTTTGGCCAGTTCCGCCATTCGCAACCCCGAGCGTTCCGGCCATTGTTATTGTGCCGGAAGTCGTTATCGGTCCGCCGGAGAACGTCAGGCCAGTCGTCCCGCCGCTTACGTCAATGCTTGTGACTGTTCCGCCTGCGCCAGTGTACGCAATCGTTATTCCGCCCGCAGAATTTGTGACGGAGATTCCGGTGCCAGCTGTCAGTGCCGCAAGATTGAAATCTGCGCCATTGCCAATCAAAAGCTCACCATCAGCCGGAGAACGCCCCAGCTTGACCGTCTGGTTCCAAATGGCGACCTTGTCATTAGCCATCAGTTCTTGTCCTGCTTATGATCCAACTTCTCAAATATCTGGCGGCAGATTTCCTTGATCTCCTTCAATCCGTCTGAAAACTCATTCTTTTGCACATAGCTGGTGGGTAGGGCGACTTCGATGCGCTTCACGTCTTCCCGAAGAGACTTAACCGCGCTCCAAAGCTCACGAGCAGCCCATCCAATTCCGGTCAGCAGAATGCCTGCGAGGATGTTAATCAGGTTCTGCAATTCCATTTTCATCATCCCTACTCAGATGCTGTTGACGGTCAGGATGACCGAAGGGATTTCTGGCCTATCTGGGGTGACTTGCGCCGCCCTCGCAAGCAGTCTCATGTCCGTGTCTGTTGAATGCCAGAAGAGCTGGAAGTAGTC